GTATTCGCGGATCGCATCTTCACGTTTCACGCGCCGCAGGGATGTGCGTGTGAGACCCGAGAACTCCTCTCCGGACAATCCCTGCAGCTGGGTGTAGACCAACCTCAGCAGGGCGAACATGCGGAAGGCCTTGTTCCGGTCGGGCGCGAGGGCTGAAATGTTTACGGGGTCAAAGTGCGCCACCCGCACGGTCAGGATCGCCTCGCCCTGCTGCACCTTCCGCGTGCAGTCCGTGAACTCGGCCTCGGCGATGTCTATCAGCACGCACGGAAAATTGACGGGCGGTCGCTCGTTGTAGAAATCCAGCTGCCCCCAATCCTCGGCCAGGTAGGCGATCTTCTCGGGGAGCAGTTCCAGCAGCTTGTCCTGAACTGCCACCATTGCATTTTCAATCATTTTAAAGGCGTTTAAAGGGTGTTTTATCGGGGTTGCAGGGCTTTTGCAAGTTCCCGGAAAGCGCTTTGCAGGTTTTGGTGTATGACCTCCCGTGCCACCTGCCGGACGCGGGGATGGTCGCCGATCACTTGCCGCTGCGGAATCGTGATCGTGTCCTTCTTGGTCAGCGCCATGTTGCGCCAATACTGCGCCTTTGCCGACAGCGCACGGTTGCGCTGGGTGTCGGAGGCCTGGCGTTTCTTGGCAGAGGTGGTGATGCCTCCGGCGTTTTGGTAGTACATGGCCCAAAAGAATTTTCGCATCCGGGGTGTGATCTTTATCTTTCCGCCCCGGTTGTGCAGCCCCATATAGGGCGTATCGGTCGAGAACTCGACGCCGTTCCGCTGGATGATCCCCCGGAAGCTGCGCCGCCCGCGTCCCGTCACCTGCAAGAGCGATCCGCGTCCGCCGGGATAGGACCGATCCGGCCAGGGACGGTCAAAGAACGCCCGCCGTTCGAAGTTGCGGTCGAACTCGTCGAGCAGTTCGACCTTCAGGTCGGTCAGGATTTTTCGCTTCAGGTCACGCATTTTTTTTCGGTTCAAATACAACGTCGTTCTTCTGCCGGGGTAGCGGCTTGTCGTGCGGCCGTCCTCCGGAGAAAATCTCATCCGGAATTCCCCGAGGAAATGCCTCGCAGAACTTGTAACCGTCATAGTGCTTGCATAGCAGGCACGTCAATACCAATTTCAGTCCCATTCTTTAAATATTGTAAGTAATTCGTCCGGCACGCCGTCCTTTCCGTTCATTTTGTAGGATGCGAACCATTCTGCGAAATATTCACCTGACGTAGTTTCTCCATAGACGCTGATGGGCTTCTTCTCCTTGAAGTATTCCGGCGCATCGGAATGATGGTGGATGTAGTGCCCGAGTTCATGATATACAGCACATTTGACTTGTGATTTCACATCCTCAAATAAACATGTGACAACATCAGGTATGGGCTGTTCGCCTCGTTTGATTTTATCGTTGATCTTCTCGATCTGATAAGTCCAATCCGAAATATTACTTTGTTCCTTCTTGATATACGCCTTCAATTCTTTATCAAGTCTCGGATTCTTCCCGAGCTTCTCTCTATACTGCTCGATCGATTTCTGCGCCCGCTCGATCTTGTTTTCGCGAATGGCGATGCCTTCCTCGAACGGTATAGGCTTTTTGTAAATATTCGACTTGAAACACTCGAGATTGATGTATATCTGCTTTCTGCCGTCATTGTAATGGCCTCCGATCCTCTGCTTAATCTTGGTGCTACCCGCACCCACATTATACCCAAGTATCAATTCATTGAGTTTGAGACGACCATTTTTTCCGACATTCTCGATAGCTTCAAGAATAATATTCGCCTGTTCTATGGATGCTTCTGAAATATCGGCCTTGCGAATGCCGACTTTTTTCAGACGTTCCATCACCTGCTCCTTTGTTTTTGCGCTGACAAAGCGGTTGTCTGCAAGCCTTTCAACGGTCTCTTTTGCCTTAATCGAGAGGTTGTAATACGGATGGTGCTTCGGGAAGATCACTTTATCCATGCCGGGATTGAAACGGAACATTTCAGCGCGGTTCCGGCCCTGGCTGTCGAGGTCCGTGGTAGCTTCGCGTACAAGCTGCAGAACTTCGCTCCGGTCGGTGTAATCGTATTTGCCCTTACGGACCTGCACGACCCGGCACCGACATTTCCATCCGTTCGGCGGCATGATCTCCGACCAGCACGGATCGTCCTGCGGGCGGGTCAGTCCTTCGAGCTTCGCATGCGCAGGCCGTACTTTGCCGTCGTTGGCGGTGCGGTATTGCAGATCGTAATCATCCCCGTCGCGCTCGATTTCGGCCCATTGTGCCGCTGATTGCGCGGAATGTACGGCGAACTCGTACTCAGCTTCCAGGTAGCGCTCGTTGTACTCGGGATGTATCTGCTTCACCTCCTCAAAAAACTTGCTGAATGGTTTGACCCGGCCCTCGGCATCGCGTAAAAGTTGCGAGGCTTCACGCAGTTCGTGGTAGGTCTTACAACCCGAGAATACGAACACGTCGCGCCCGAGTTTGTCGGTCATTTCTGTCGGAATGTCAGCATCTTTCAGTCCGATATTGACCCCTTCCATCAGGGCGTCGGTTATTTCGTCGATCAGCGTCCGGATCGGCTGATCCTCGAGCATGTCGGGGCGGAAGTTCCCGGCCTTCTGCAGGTGCTTTGCGACATTACGGAATGTCGACAGACGCACGACAGGCTTTTTGCCTTTGCCGCCATCCGCGGCCAGCGTCACCGGATCACCCAGTTCGTAGACCGCCGCCAGTCTTTCGTGCAGCCCCCTGTACGCGATCAGGGGGCGGTTGCGAAAAAATCGACTTCCTGGGGCTGCGGCACCGACAACGTTTCCGACAGCTGCCCCGGCACGGTGAAAGCCTTATCGGTACACACGATTCCGAACTTCTCCTCAATCCAGTCGTTAGGCACATCTTTGAACTGAAGTAGCTGCACGACCATCGCCCACAGTTTTTCGATGTCTTCCTGTTGTTGCCAGGAGAACACGCTGCCCGCAGGCAGGATGCCGATGTACACCAGGGCGGGGATCACTGTGGAGTTCCAATATCCCGCCAGCATCTTACGGTCAGCCATCACCAACTTTTCGAACAGCCGGATGCTGCTCTCCTCTTTGGAGCGGTTGCCGTTCACGGTGTCCTGACCGATCACGGCCCCGTTCACCAGCACCGAGACCGCCTCCTTGCACAGGGCGATCAGGTTGTTGTAGACATCGCCGTTGGTGTCGGCTCCCTTTGCGAACTGAAACTCCTCCGTGCGGTCGATAATGAAGTATGCCGCCGCACCCATGTCACGCAGCATAGCCTCGGCACGGTCGAGCATGGCGGGGTCCTGCGTGTCTGTCTTCATAAACCGGGGCGGGATGCCGTATATCTCGCAGAGCTCCGACCAGCAGGACTGTGCGAAGCGCATGAACAGCACATGCGGCACGGCCTTGTTCAGCAGTCCGTAGTCGTGGTCCTTGCCGAACTCCAGGATGAAATTCCCGAACTCCCGGACCTCGCGGTACTGGAGGCCCTTACTGTCGTCCTCCCGAAACAGCAGCATCCCCTTCTCGGGAATCACGTTCTGCCGGGGCAGCAGGGTGACGGCTACGGGTTCGGTCTCGTCCCCGGTCGTCGTGAGTTCCACGAGCGTATGGCCGTACATCACGCTGTCGAGGATGTGGGTGTTGAGCTCCGTGACCCATGATGCCGCATTGAGGGCTGCCGTAGTTTGGTCGTCGATCTTGTCGCCTACCTTAATCTCGAAAGGTGTCAGCAACGTCGCCTTCTGCCTCAGTTCGATCTGTGAGGTGAGGTGCGCGCAGAGCATCACGTCGTCGTAGAGATTCATCAGCCGTGCCCGGCGCGGGTTGTCGACGTTATCCGCCGCGCGCAGCGCCGACCGCCAGGTGGCGATGTCGGACCGGGTCCGCGACAGGGTTTTCGGGACGATACTCCGGATGTACCCCTCGCGTCGCCGGGCTGTTTTCGGGGTGTTCGTTTTTACGGCCAAATTAGCGGCCTTAGCCGTGACGCCGGGGGTTTTCCTGCTTTTATTCTTTTTCTGCATTGTGCGAACGATTAAAGGGTGTTTAAACGGTGTTTAGTCGTCGAAGTCGTGGCGAAACTTGCGGCGGCTTCCCATCCGGGCCGTGATGCGCACCTCGCCGTCTTCGGTTTTGAGCAGCGGCAGGCCGGGAGCGAGAGGCTTGTCAGTACCCTTTACACCCGAAACCTTCTCGAGCCAGTCGATCGCCGCCCGGCGGTATTCGCTGACCTGCTCGAAGATCAGATCGGTGTTCGCCCTGCGGCAGAGGTTCCACACCGCGATGTTCTTGCAATGCTCCAAAAGCGTGGCGTGGCGGTCTTCTCCCGTGGCCGAGAATATCGCCTCGCAGTCGTATTTGGCATTCAGGTAGCTTCGTGCCTCGTCGATGGCTGCCAGAATCGCCATGCGGATCGTGACGGCGCTTGTGGTGATGCTCTGCAGCTGGTACTCACTGATGGCTGTGTATAAATCCTCTTTCTCGATGAACATGGCTTACAGATTTTGATATTCGTCGATGGCGTCGAAGCAGGGGCAGGCCTTCATCCACTCCCAGGGCTCGATGATCCCGTTGCCGTTCAGGTCGGGCGAAAAGTCGCGGTGCCCGCAGATCATGGCGTCGGAGAACTGCTCGCGGAGCTGCTGCAGGAGGTAGAACAGAGATGCCTTCTGTTCCTCGGTGCGGGTGTCTTTGGGCTGGCCATCGGCATCCAGTCCTCCGATGTAGCAGATGCCAATGCTGTTGGCATTGCTGCCCTGCACATGGGCCCCGATCTCGGCAATGTCGCGTCCCTTTCGGATTGTGCCGTCGATCTCGATCACGTAGTGGTAGCCGACCTTGCGAAATCCCCGCTGACGGTGCCAGCGGTCGATGTCTTCGATGCCGAACGGCACCCCTTCTTTGGTTGCGCTGCAATGCAGCACGATGTACTTGATTTTACGCATATCGTTGTAGTTTGTCAGTATTTGCGGCTTTCCCGGCGGCCCACGCGATAGGTGCCTTTCACCTGCCGGAATACGGTGTTGAGTTTCGAAAGAGCGCCTTCACCCGCATCAGGTCCGTCGACGGCCACGCTTCCGCCCTTCTCGAATGCGAGGTACTGATCGACGAGTTCCTGGAAGTCGGGGCTGTCCCGCTCGTCGATATTGAACCACACA